TTAATTAGTAACCCGCCATATAATATGGAGTGGGAAGCAGTCGAAGATGAACGCTTTGAAAATTCAGGCACACCACCGCAGAAAAATGCAAATTTTGCATTCATTATGACAGGGTTACAAAAAATAACAGATAGAGCAATCTTTTTGTTACCATGTGGTGTTTTGTCTGCACAGAACAGAAAAGAAACAGAAATACGAAAGTATCTGATAGAGAACAATTTTGTTGAGTCTATTGTATTATTACCAGCACAAATGTTTGAAAAAACAGGAATTGCAACATGTATTGTCGTTTTTAATAAAAATAAAACAGAAAATGTTATTGCAATGTTCGATTTGCGTAAAAAATACGACATTGAAACAAGAAAGCAAAGAGGTCAATTTGGTGGTTCAGCACATGAAAATAGAGTGTATGAAAAGGAAAAGAAGATTATAACGGAAGAAACTATGCAAGAAGTTTTAACTGCAATCCAAGAAAGAAAAAATGTGCCGGAGTTTGTAAAATTTGTAACGATAGAAGATGTTATAAAAAATAAATATAATCTCAGTCCTGCAAGATACATTGAAATCTTAGAAAAAGAAGAAAAACACAGACCTTATGTGGATATCGTAAACGATTTAAATTTTATTATCAGGCAGCGGAATGTGCTGAAACTGACAATAAATGAAACAGTTGCGAAGCGAATCGGGTTAGATGAAATTGCACAACTTGAAAAACAGAGCAACGACAACTTAGAAAACATAAATGAAACACTTAAAAAAATAGGTTGTGTAAATTTGGCAAAGAGTGATTACATTACGCTGTCTAAAAATAAAAATGAAATAAAATTTGAGAACAAAGACAAGGAAATTATATCTGAAATCTTTTTAAGTATATTTCAAATGTACAAAGCACATATTATGTTTTTGAATAATGTTGAAAATAAGCATCTTGCAGAATTGCGGGACGCATTACTTCCAGATCTGATGTCGGGGAGGATAGAAATATGAAGATAGTAGATGGCAGTGTGTATAGCAAAGAGGAATTGATAGAAATCATCAATCATATTTTGAATTTGGAATATAACTTTTCAAGGTATCACTATCTAAATGATTACTGCTATGAAAAAAAGAGAACTCTTTTGAATCAAGCGGCTGAGCTTGTACAAAAGATGAAATCTCTACCGCGTACACGGCAGGGATTGTTAGATCGGATGGAAATTAGTAAGAAGATTGATGCAATCCATAAGAGGGCTGATAGAATTGAAAAATCAATTGTGATAGATTAGGAGAATATTATGGGAAAAATAGGAACTATTTCTACAATAGGATTTTGGGTGGTTATGTGTATTTTTATATATAAAAGTTTGGATTAGGAGGAAGAACAATGTTAAATGAAAAGAAAATAAGCAAGAGCGGTGGAATTACAATCCCGGCACACATAAGAAGAGAGCTTGGAATTACAGTAGGAGAAAAAGTGGAATTGAAAGTGGATGAAAATGGAAATTTGGGAGTCGAACGAATAGAAGGAAGTTGTCTTTTGTGCAAAACACACGACTCTTTGCTAAAAATAGATGGAATTTACATCTGTGTAGAATGTGCAGAAAAGGTGGAACAAGCATTAAGTGAACGAGGAGGTAACTAATGATTGAAAATTTGAATGAGAAGCTGGAAAGAGTGCATCAAATTGATAGTATGGTATCAAAACTAAAAAAAGAAAAAGATGAGATTACAGCAAAACTTCAAGCCTATGGATTGGAATTGATTGAAAACAGAAATTTGAAACACTTGGAACTTACAGCTGATTGTGGATCTTGCAATGTAGGATATAAAGAAAAATTGACAGTGGACAATCTTGAAAAGCTTAAAGAAGTTTGTGGTTCGATTGTAGATGCAAAAGCAAAGATAACAATGGAACCTAAGATTGAGTTCACTGATAAAAAATTCCAGATGGCACTTATCGCACTATATAAGCAAGAGTACAAGAAACATGATATATCAGCACTACTTAACAGCTTAGGATTAGACGATAAAGAGAGTAAGGCAGTGCTGAAAAAACTCAAAGGTGACTACTTTAAGGATAAAGCACTACTGGAAAGCTATCATGCAAACGATGATGATTTGGAAGAAGAATTAGATATGATAAAAGAGCAAATCAGTTATGAACTTGTAACAAGATATTTTGATATTGATACCATCAATATCGATAATCTAAAGAAAGCAATTTTTGTTGAAGATACCTTGTCGATAGGATATAAATTTAAGGAGTAAAGAGAAGTACATTTTGCACAATAAAGGAGTTGACTACTGATTGAATTTGGACAGATATGACGATAGAGGAAGAAGAGTTATCGAAAAATATTTTGAAACAATTGCTTGCACCCGTCTTACCGGAAAGATATCAGATAGTGTTAAAAATCGTGAAATAAAATATTGGGAAAAATTTAGCGTTCCGGTGGTGATACATGCTCTCGAAATACACATTCAAAAATATCCATCTATAAAAGAATCGTATACCAGAGGAATTATGAGAAACCTTGAAATGCAAGGATATAAAGGAAGAGAAAAACAAGATATCATCAAACGAAGAGGGTATGAAATAGCAGAAGATATGACGAATAATAGAAAAAGAGAGTATGAAAATGAGATGAGACTTTGGTACAATAAAAAAGGAGTAAAGATGAGATGATGAGATATGAGTAAAAGACAAGAAACGGAAATGATTACAAAAGGTCACATTCACAATTTATATGCGATTGCAAGTAAAACCGGATTAGTTGAATTAGGAAATAAGGATGATGACTTTCACTGCTTGGTGTATCGTTTGACAAAAAAACAATCTGTAAAATTATTGACGGAAAAAGAGTATTTTACGATTAGAGGGGTTTTGTTGAGGAACACTAATAAAAATGCGGGCAATACAAAGAAAAATTCTCCTAATAGAATTGTAAGCAACGGCATGACAGGTGAGCAGATAAAGAAAGCATGGGCAATACTTTATGAAATTATAGAATATTCTCCATCCTCTGCCACAGCAGGGGAAAGGATGGTAGGAGCAATCAAAAAAATTCTTGGAGTAGATGCACAGATTAGTCATCCCTTTGCATGGTTGGATGTGGATCATGGGATTAGGTTGATTGAGCAGTTAAAACGCTATGAAAGAAGCGTTAAAAGAGCAAAAGAAACTGGATAAAAAATCATAGTGAACACTATATACAGAAAGGAGAAGTTATGGATTTGTGGAAAGATATCGAACTGGATGATATCCCGGAGGAACAGAGAGATTTTGCGGAATTGATTGGATTTGATACTTTCCGCAAATTGGTAGATAGGTATGGAGGAAGCAGCATCTACATCTGCAAAGAAGAAGCAATTTTACGCAAAAAAAGGAATGAAGAAATTGTAAAAGAGTTCAATGGATACAATTACTTGGAGCTTGCAAAAAAACACAATATTACAGAACGGAGTGTAAGGGATATTATAAACACTATCCTTGGGTCACGTAAGTATGTAACAAAAAATCAGATATCGATATTTGATGACTAAAGTAAAGGACAGTGTAAAAGCTGTTCTTTTTTTGTTATAATTTCAGTATAAGTATATAAAATACATTAGAATGTTAGTAATAACTTTAGTAAGTTTTGTTATTGAAGGGAGTAAATAAGTATGATAGAATGATAATACAGATAGGCAAACTTTATTATCGAATTCCTGTCTGTATTTTAAATTATAACCGGAGAAAGGAGAAGAGTCTTATGCCAAAACTAACCAAAGAACAGATGGAACATATCAACAACAAGATAGAAAATGTTATGGAAAATTTTATTTTTCCTGATGCAATTGGAGAAGCACAAAATGAAATCGGGTATGTTGACATTATTGGAATTGCAAAAGGTCTGGACTTTTCCGTTGGAAACGCTACTCTTTCCGATGAAGAAGATGGATTTATTTTTGTAAATGAAGGAAATAAGATTTATCCTAACATTCCGGGGAATAAATTGATTGGTGTTAACTCAAAGTTATCTTTGCCGTGGAAGCGATTTGTTATCGCTCATGAGATTGGACATTATTTTTTGCATTATATTGATAATGCCGTTGAGTATAAAGGCATGTATGCACATAGAGAAAATGCAAAAGGAAAGGGACATGAAGAACAAGAAGCGGATTATTTTGCCGCTTGTCTGCTGATGCCGAAGAAGTTATTTTCTAAGAAATATACTGAGTTGAACAAAGATGGTAAATTAAGTAACAGTGAGCTTGCAGTGCTATTGGCTAAAGAGTTTATAGTTACTCCTATCATGGCAGGTAGAAGAATTGAAGAATTGGAATTGTCTTATGGGAAATGATTATGCAGGAAAAAATTCTAAAGAACAAGGTCAAACTACATTTTGTGATTTTATAGAGCCGGATTACTTCAATGAAAAAAATTGGAGAGATACCGAAAGTTTATCAGAACTCAATACTACTTATGTAGATAAATACACCACTGAGGAACAGAAGCAAAGGGATGTTTTGGTTACAACTTTATTGGAACATTATGTAGGGACTTATAAGAATAAAGTAGAGAGTAATCGTATGTATAAAAGGTGGTTATTTTGGAGTTGTATCATTAGTGTACTTGCATTTGTGATAATATTTGCACTGATGATGTTGAAAGTAAATTTGATTTGTGTGGTATCGGTTACCTCTGTGGTACAATTGATATCTGTATGTATCACATTTTTATCTTTGATTATTGGAATTTTGACCATTATTACAAAGTATGTATTTCCTGAGCATGAGGAAGAGTACATTACTCGGATTGTTGAAGCGATTCAAAGAAACGACCTGGAAAACAAAAAAGAGAATATACGAGTAGAAAAAGAGAAAGAACAGTAGAAAAGCTGTTCTTTTTTTTATGAAAAAAATAAAAATTTTTTCATAAAACTATTGACTTATGGGTAGCCATAATATATAATCTAATTACAGTAAGGAAACACCTTATGAGTTTGCTGGCAAGTGGCAGAAAGGAGAAGAAAATGAACGAAGAAATGAATACAAGTGAATTATTAAAAGAGGTAGCGGAAGAAAATCAAACAAGAAAAATACTTGAAATTCTAAATGAGTGTAAAGATTTAGAAGAAGCAAAAGAAAAAGTAAAAGCTCTACTAAATAAATAGCAGAGCCAAAAGAAACTGTATATATTAGGTAGCTTGCCCTACCTAATATATACCAACTTCATTTTATCGCAAAATTACAAAAAGGGCAAGAGAAAGGAAAGCAATTGCAACGCGAGATAAAAAAAACAGGGAGACCTACCAACAATCCAAGGAATAAAAGATTGTCCCTTAGGATAGCGGAAGACGAAATGAAAGGAATCGATTATTGTACTGAAAAATTATCTATTACAAAAATTGAGGCTGTTTTAAGAGGAATAGAGTTGTTGAAAAAAGAAATTGAAAACAAGTAAAAATACTTAGGAGGAAAATAAAATGGAAAAATATGTATTATTAAGAGAAATCGAAACGGGAGAAATTGATTATTATGTATGCAGTAATAAATTGGATTTAGAAAGATTTGATTACTTGACTACGGAAGAAACAATTGAATTTTTAGACAGTGAAACCAGTTGGGATGACAGATGTGAAAATATACTGGATGACCTTTTTGAACAAGCAGGAATGCAATTTGACGGGGAACAGGATTTTGATAAGCAATACGAAAAAATGAAAAATACTTTGCTAAACAAATAAAAAAAGAGAGATATTGTCATCGAATAAACTGGTTTTTAGGTTGGACAATCACAAAAAATGTGATAAGGTAATGACAAATGAATATTGAAATAGCGACACTTTCGGAAGAAATTTTTTGAAACACTTCAAAAGAAACTTCGCCACAAAAAGGCTATACTGTAAGTAACAAAAACAGTATAGCCTTTTTGAATTTTAAAATAAATTTGACAGATATTAAGACAAAAATTTGTAAAAAGGCAGAGGGGAAGAAATATGGACACAGCAGTAACAATCGGAGCAGTTTTATCAATCATATTAGGTGTAGTGAGTTTCTTTCTAAAGAGAACGATGACGGATATTGATCGTCATGGGATTGCTATTTCGGACATACAGAAAAATTATGTGAAAAGAGAAGAGCTTGACGAAAGAGAAAAGGAAATTAGAAATGATATTAAGCAAGAGACAAGTTCTGTTGTGACTGCGATTCAGGATTTGGCAAAAGAAATCAAAGGAGTACAAGTCAACTATATAAGTAAAGATGACTTTTTTAAAGAAAATGTCAGAATTGAAAAGAAAATAGATCGAATCATGGATTTGATTTTAGAAGATAGGGGGAAAAGAAGTTGAATTTTGAAGACAAAGTAAAGCGAGATATTCAGACAGCGGAGTTTGCAGAAAACAATGGTCGAATTCTTAGGACAGTAAATGTCCTTAGAGGGAAATGGATTCGCTTGTCATCTGTAACAGATGTAATGGATGATATCAACCTCGCGGATTTAGAACAATCGCTCATCTATCTTGAGCGTTCTGAATATATTTCCGTTCGAGACATTGAAACCAAAATTCCCGTAGAAGTAGAACAAGCAGATTATTCCGAAAGTGAAGTATCTTTGACAAAAAAAGGGATTGATGTAGCGTTGTACTTTATCAAAGATGCTGCAGTAAAGGTGTGATAAAAATGGGAAACAGGAAACATTCTATCATCGACTCGCTGCCTGCAACGCTTAAAGATGCAGTAGAGCAGATGATGCAGGAAAACTTCACCTACACAGAAATTGCAGATTTTATCAAACAAAATGGCTATGAAATTTCTACCACATCTGTCTGGAGATATGCAAGCAACTTAAATGCCAGCATCCAACAACTCAAGATGGCACAGGAAAATTTCAGAGTAATTATGGATGAAATCGGAAAGTATCCGGCACTGGATACAACAGAAGGCATTATTAGACTCTTGTCACATAATGTTTTAACAACAATTCAAAATGCAGGGGAGGATTACTTTAAGGTCATAGAACCCGAAAAATTGATTAAGCAAAGTACGGCACTCATTAGAGCTGCAGCATATAAGAGTAATATCGATTTGAGAAACAAAGAGATCCTTGATGCGGGATTTGAAAGTGTAAAAACCATGGTCTTTGAGGCGATGGCAAAAGAAAATCCGGAGTTATATGCACAAGTGGTTAAATTTTTGGACAGCAAGAGAAAAGTCAAGAAGGAGGAGCTGTAATGGAAGTTTATGTACTACAGGTTATCTCCGGAGAAGAAGAGAGTGTAATTCGAAGTTTAAAGCGTGCCGGTTATACAGCATATGCTCCAAGTGAAACCCGATTGGAGCGAAGAGGTGGAGGATGGCACAAAAGAGAACGCGTCCTTTTTACCGGATATGTCTTTTTGGTAGTGGAAAAATTGGATGCAAAGGCATACTATACGGCAAAAAATGATGTTTTCGTAATTCGTTTTTTGGGGAGCGAAAAACCTGAGAAATTAGAAGATTCCGAGATGGAAATGATTCTATCCATGGCAAATGGCGGAAAACCAATGCCGCTGCCGGTGATAACTTTTGATAAAAAAACAAAGGCATGGCAAGTGGAAGATAATTTAAAAGACAAACGCATTGCTTTAAAAAGGCTTTTTTTAAGACAAAAGAGAGCAGTGTTTGAAGTGGAGTTTGCCGGGAAGAAGCATGACATCATGTTATCTTGCCAAATAAAAGAAGTATAGAAAGAAAGATTTGTTGATTCGTCCGAATCTAAAAAAGCTATATGGACATAAAAAAACATACACTTGGATATCAAAAATCCAAGTGGCGAAGCATGCACTTTTTTATAAAACGCAAAACAGGTATTTTATAAATTATAAAAGGGTGTTAAAAAGTGTTAAAAAACCATTAAAATTCATTTTAATGAAAAGGACACATATAAAATTATATCAAAACTACAAAAAACAAAAATAAGGCTTAAAATCGCCTTATTTTAATTTACAGAAAAATTATGATAGAGGAGGTGGGAATGTGCAAGCGAAAATTAAATCAAGACAAAAGTTATGGGAAGCTTTAAGCGAAGTAAACGAAGAGAAAGATGATATTTTTTCAGAAGAGGAAGAGCGAGTTAAAAAACTGACCGAGCAGTTTTTGAAAAAAGATACTTCTTCCGAGCGATTGGAACTTTTGAAAGAGTATAACGCTGGAGTGGCTTTAACAGGTGCTGTCGGAATAAGAAGAAAACTTGCAGCGATTGATTTGGAGTATTTCGGAAAGGTATATTTCCCACACTTTTTCTCAAAGCTGTCTCCACAATTTCATGAGGATTTGGATGATATTTGGACGCAAGGTGTTTTAAAAGGGTTAAATCCGGACAAAAAAAGCATAGCAAAAAGTGTCAATAAGCACGAAGGGTGCAAGAGAGGAGTTGCTGCTCCTCGTGGTCATGCCAAGAGCACAAATTTAACTTTTAAGGATACGATCCATGCGATTGTGTATCAGTATAAACATTACATCATTTTAATTTCTGACACATATGATCAAGCGAAAGGTTTTTTGGAGGCGATCAAGGAAGAGTTAGAGGAAAACACTGCGATACAAAATGATTTTGGAAATTTGACTGGTAAAATTTGGCGTGAAGATGTGATTGTGACAAAGACAAAAATCAAGGTGCAGGCAAAAGGTGCTGCGCAAAAAATGCGTGGATTGAAGCACAAGAACTGGAGACCGGACCTCATCATCTTAGACGATTGTGAAAATGACGAGTTGATTCGTACTCCGGAGCAAAGAGAAAAATTGAAAAATTGGTACTATAAAGCGGTGTCAAAGTGTGGAGACAGTTACACAGACTTTATTTTTATAGGCACCATGCTACATTATGACTCTTTACTTGCGAAAATCATGAAAAATGCAAAGTACAAGACGGTTAAATATAAGGCGGTTATCGAATTTTCAAAATCTCCGCTGTGGGATGAGTGGGAAAAAATCTTTAATGACTTATCTAACGAGAATCACGAAGGGGACGCGAGGGACTTTTTTGAACAACATAAAGAGGAAATGCTTTCTGGTACAAAAGTACTTTGGGAAGATAAACTCTCTTACTATCAACTGATGGAGATGAGGGTGTCGGAAGGAGAAGCGGCATTTAATTCAGAGGAACAAAATGAGCCAATCAACCCGAAAGATTGTCTATTTAATGACGAGTGGTTTGACTACTATAATCCGCATGAAATTGATTTTTCAAACGGATTCGAGTTTTTCGGTTTTGTAGATCCTTCACTCGGCAAGTCTAAAAAGTCAGACTACAGTGCAATTATTACGATCGCTAAGGAAACGGCAACGGGATATATGTATGTGGAAGATGCGGACATTGAAAGAAGACATCCCGATAAAATTATTACAGATGTCATTGAAAAGGCATTTCGCATTGGCAAACAATACAAAGCAAGATACAAAGTGTTCGGTGCGGAAACAAATCAATTTCAATGGTTTTTGAAAGAACAGTTGGCAAAAGCAAGTGCCAAGGTGGGAGTATATTTACCGATTCAGGAAGTAAATCAAACGGCTGATAAGGTTTTGAGAGTACAGACCTTACAACCGGATATCAAGAATAAATACTTGAAATTTAACCGACAACACAAAAAATTATTAGAGCAGCTTAGGTATTTTCCGATGGCGGATCACGATGATGGACCTGATGCACTGGAAAGTTGCCGTACTTTGGCAGTGGGAGCAAAAAGAAGATTAAGATTCTTAGACATTAGAAAATTCGGATTGTAGGAGGTGGTTGAATTGTATCGATTTGAAGGGGAGCTTACAGAAAAGCAGATACTGAAGTTTATATCTGCATACGAAAAAAACAACAAAGCAAGGTATGAAAAATTTCAGAACTATTATAGAAACAAGACAGATATTCTAAATCGTGAACCTCGTATTAGTGGAGATTCAAACAATAAAGTTGCCTCAGCGTTCTCCGGGTATATTGTCGATATAGCAACCGGGTACTTTATCGGCAAGCCGGTTGTGTATTCAAACGCAGGAGAAGAAAAAAATGATATCAGAGAGGTAATTCAGGATATTTACAACTACAATGACGAAGCGGACGAGAACATGGAGATAGCAAAGCAATGCTCCATTAAAGGACGGTGCTATGAGATTGTATATCTTGATGAGACAGATCAAGACGAAAACGGGAATCTTCGTGTGCGATTTAACAAAATTGACGCGGAGAACATGATGGTCTTGTACGACTACAACATTTCTCCTGAACCGTCCTATGCGATTCGTTGGTATTATCGGTACATTGAAATCAAAAAACAGATGTATGTTGAGGTGTATTCAAAAGAGTCCATCCTATATTACCGTAAAGAAGGCTCTGCTCTCGTGGAACACAAGCCGCCTGTCGCACACTATTTTCGACTGGTGCCGGTTATTGAGTACATGAATAATGAGGAACGGCAAGGAGATTTTGAAAAGGTTATTACAACGATTGATGCCTATGACAAGGCTCTATCTGACAGTGTAAATAATCTTGAGTATTTTGCGAATGCATATATGTACCTTGTCGGCATGGCAAGTACAGACGAGGTGGATATCAAGAAAATGCGAGAATTACGAGTTATGTTGCTGGAAAAAGCGGGAGAAGCGGGTTTTTTAACAAAACCGGATAACTCAGCTGAAACGGAAAACCTATCGAATCGATTGGATAATGACATCCACAAATTTTCAATGATTCCGAATCTATCTGATGAAAATTTTGCAAACAATTCTTCTGGTATTGCTATGATGTATAAACTCTTTGGACTGGAGCAGTCGACGAGCAAAAAGGAGCGAAAATTTAAGAAAGGTTTACAACGAAGATTGGAATTGATTGTAAATTATCTTAATTTTCGTGGGAAAAATTATGATTATCGTGATATTGGGATGAAGTTTACAAGAAATATTCCGGTTGATAACAAAGAAAATGTTGAAATCGTACAAATGCTGCAAGGCATTGTTTCGAAAGAAACTGCAATTTCAAACTTGAAATTGATTGAGGATGTTTCGGCAGAATTGGAAAAGATTCAATCAGAAAAAAATCAATACAGCCTTGATTTAGATGGTGATGCACATGAGTCTTGAGCAGGAATATAAAAAACTCAATGACAAAGTTGAAAAAATCATCGCAGAAAATCAGAAAAAAATTGTCAAGGAGTACAAGAAATCGTTAGAGGAGTTACGCACAGAGATCCGTCAAATGTATGATCGTTACGATTTGCAAGAGGATAAGTTGACATTGGAAGAAGTTGCAAAGTATGAGCGATTGCAAAAGTTGGATAAAAAAATCGAAGACACATACAAAACCTTGTATGAACAGAATCATAAAATTACAAAATCTACACTTGAAAATGTATTTATGACAAGTGCCGATGGGAGCATATCCCCAATTGAAGCGATTACCGGAAAGAGGTTGCATGCCATCGCAACGACATTGGACATTGAAAAAACGGTGAATGAGAGAATGGCTGGTTTACATTGGGCGGAGCGTTTAGGACATCACCGCAATGATGTCATTTATGCAACTCAAAAAACTTTGAAGGAAGGTCTTGCACAAGGCAGTACCTATCGGGAACTTTCCGACCGATTAAAGACGGAATTGGAAAGGAATGTGGTACAGCCGATGCGAATTATCCGTACCGAAAGCGGCAGGGTATATGCAAAAGCACAGCAGGAGTCTTTGGATAAAGTATCAAAACAAGTTAAAATGACAAAAACATGGCATACGGCAAAAGACGAGAGAGTAAGAGGCAGAAAAGCAGGTGATAGGACAAATCATGTTGATATGGAAGGTCAAACGGTACTCTACGAAGAAAATTTTGTATTTCCGGACGGTACACAAACGAAAGCTCCAAGGATGTCCGGGGTAGCAGGGCATGATATCCATTGCCGATGTTGGATGAGTGTGGACTTAGCAGACGAAAATTACATTCCTGTATTTCCAAATTTAGAAATCACTGATGTTAGACAATTACCGGAGCATTCATTACTCGAAATTGTAAAAATGTCAAGTAAGGCAGATGAAATTGTTGGAAAATATGTGAGCATTCCGACCAAATGGAGCGGCCGTACTGTCTTTTATTCAAAACATTCCCCAAAGATAGGGAGAAAAAACTGGAATTGTAGCATTTCAATCCATCGACATACAGATATGTATGTTTTAATACACGAACATCTTCATTCCAGATCAATCAGCTATTTTGACAAAATAGTATATGGG